ATAGGGTGCGAAAGGTGGTTCATCGAGAAGTGGTGAGATGGGCGCAATGATGCTCATAACTCACCACTTTCGACAATTGTGAAACGGCGTGAAACTGTTGGAACCTCAAGCAACTGAATGACTTGATCAGGCAGGATTTCTCGTGCCTTCTTTACATCAAGTCGCCTTGATTCGACAAATGACCATCGGACAACCTCGTTGCCCTGATACATACCGACTTCAGCATCGCCTAATGCACTTTCAAGGTGCGAACGAGCTATGTCGGCAACTTCTTGCCATTCTTTGATGCGACTCAAAGCATCTTTGTATTGTTTAAGCCAAGAAGCAATGTCATCATCTAAGACAACACGCTTGTGTTCAATTTCAATGGTCACTTGTAATTCCCCCGAATCTGTTTAGTACCAATTGAATTTTTGGAAGTGCGACCACGCATTACATGGAGACACATGGCGCCTGTGAATATAGGCCAGAGTTGCCACGAGTTGTGACACCTTAGACTCAGAATGTTCCATTCCAAGATTGCGATAGGTAGAGTCAAGCAGTTGGCCGATGCCTTGAGCTGAACTCGTTGGGTTTTTTGCATTTTTCCAGGCTGATTCTTTTCCAATCAACGCGGAAAAACATTTGTATTGCTTAGTTGTAAGCAAATCACGAGCCACTTCCTTCGGATTAACCTGGGAAAGTGGTGGTCGATCTGAGTAGACAATGGATGCAGGAATTGCAATTTGTGGAGCGAATGCGGCATTGACAATCATTGATGTCAAACCACTTACGCTGATCATTATTGCAATCCCCCTGATAAGTCTTTTGTTTTGAGTTGTGATTGGAGTTCTCCTTTTGATTTCACCCCTGCTTTGCGAAGAACTTGCGAAATGTACGAAAGGTCAACATTCAAAGCAACTGAGATTTCTTTTGGTGTTCTTCCTTGCAGATGAAGTCTGCGAATAGTCTCGGCGTTATTTTTGCCGAACTTTTTGCGCCTTCTTTGAACATAAACTCCACGATCCTTTGGTGTCGTTCCTGCCCAAATCCCAAATGGGATGTTTTCTGCAAGTGCGTATTCCAAGCACTCCTTTCGTTCTATACAACCTTCGCAAATACTGCGAGCGATTGGGAGACTGTTTGCCTCTTGGACTTTTCCTTCAGGAAAGAAAATATCCGGGTTTTCGATGTCACGACATTTTGCCTGTAACAACAAAGGTAATGTAGGGAAGAAGAATGTGAAATTCACTCCCTTGTCTCAAGCCATTGTTCTAAATCCTGAACGACCCATGATTTTTCAATGCCGGCATTTCGGCGTTTTATTATGACATATGCAGGTGGAGTTTGTTCAAGACCACGAGCTGATGCATAGTTGTTTGCTTCCGTGATGGCTTCGTCCCAAAAGGCAGGAAGTGTGATCGCCTTGCGGTTTTTCAACTCAAAGATGTAAGTCTTGTTTGCAACGACACAAACAATGTCACCTTCATCTTTGCTTCCTGCCTTTGTTAGTCGCTCTGCGCTGACCCCGTGTTCTCTCAGCCACTTCATTACTGAAGTTTCAAAGAGTGCGCCTTTTCGACCATTGGGATTTGCCAACTTACTTCACCAACTCCAATTTTGTCGCGGTAGGCATCGAGCGCATAGCGCGTGCATACTTCACGGCGGTGATGAGTTGTTCAGCCAAAGTAAGTGCCTCGCTTTCGCTCACGCTTGCGAGTTGTATTGCAAGGTCAGGAACGGCTGATCTTGCTTTATCCATCAATCGAGCTGATTCAATTGACTTCAAATCTATATGCCTCAATGAATTGATCGCCTTCAAGGATTCCATCGGTACCTGGGTGAGAACATCCTCAATCAAATCGCAGTTGGCATCTCTTTCTTCTAGGTAAATGACCACATCGCCATTGAGGGCATTGTGAACCGAAAAGAGGGGGTCGCGGTTGATCAATAGCCCCACCCACCCTCTGAGTGTGTAATCTGTGCGGTGAACCTGTCCTCAAGGGCTAAAAGCCCCCACACAAGCCCTGTGACGGCGATTGCGCCCCCAATAACGACCAAAAGCATCATTCATCCCCTCTCCTTTGGAATGGCTTAATGGTGACACAAAGTTATCCACAGGCACCTAAGACACCCGAAAGATTGCTTGTGTTGTGTATTGACATCCGTATGGATGAGAGTATCGTTCTTCTTGTAGGGGGAACGGCTCCCACAGAAAAGGAAAGAAAATGAAGCTAGTTGCAAGAGATACAAAAGTAACAATCAAGTGGTTTGTTTATGCAGGTGAAGAAAAGATTGCTCACAACTCAACAATGCGTGGTACTTGGGGTTACGATGCAGAGTGTTCTTGCGGATGGAAAACAACAACAGGTGGCGCAATTAAGTCATGTGTATCAGAAGAAGTTAAATGGCACAAAATTTTGGATCACAACTATGACTGGCAATTAACTTTCACAAAGGCAGGTGCATAATGACTACAAGAGAAGAAGCAAGAGAAGAAGCATTGAAGTTATTCGATGCAGGGATTCCAAATGAGATTGAAGATTCATTTTACAAGTCAATGTTGAATGGACATCGTTGGGGATGGCATCAAACATCGTTTTTGTTATGTCCTGCCTGTGAAAGAAAGGCAAGCTAATGTTCACATATGCAGGAGTTATCGCCTTTCAATCAGATACAGAATTGACACCTGAACAATTAAATCAAATCATCTTTGCGATTGAAGTTCAGATGCAAGAACCTGCCGATGCAGATGGCAATGATGAAGAGTTTTCAACTAGCAATGTGATGGTTGCTTTGGAAAGCGTAGGTGCATAATGATCACAAAGCGCGGAAAGAAAGTACGAGCAATTGCAATTGCATTTGGAATCATTGTCATTTGGCAAGTTGCAAGCAATCTGTGGTGGGTTGGAATTGATGCACCTAATGCAGAGTTTTTTGGTTGGTGTTGGGGTTCAATGAGCGAATGTGTGGTGTTGTAATGGTAGGAAAGAAAATTAGGTCAGTCAGAGTCAGCGACCAAGTATGGGCGAAGGCAAAGGCGAAGGCACAGTCAGAAGGCAAATCAGTTTCCGAAGTAATCGTTGACTTTTTGAAGGGATATATCAAATGACAAAAGCTAAAACCGCCATTGCCTTTGCCGAAAGAGGTTGGCACATCTTGCCTGTTGCTCCTTATCAAAAGACACCATTCTTTCCCATTGCAACTCATGGGTATAAGTCAGCGACAACTGACATTGAATCTATTGAGAAATGGTTCACTCGCGCACCGATGCTCAACATTGGCATCGCTTGCGCCCCTTCAAACTTAGTTGTCTTTGACATTGATTATCGAAACGGCGGAACAACTGAAGGTCTCAACCTTGATACATTCACAGTTGCAACAGGCGATGGCTTGCATCTGTATTACACCGCCCCTGCCGATGCAAAGTTCAAGGGCAAATTGCGTGAAGGTGTTGACATCAAGCACAATGGATATGTCGTGGGCGCAGGATCATTGCACGAATCAGGCAAGTTCTATGAGGTCGTCAAAGACATCCAACCTGCACCGATGATGGAATGGATATGAGTTGGATCAATGTGCTTGCAGTTCCGATTGTTGCACTCGTTGCAATGGGTTTTGACAGGAAGCACATCTTTTGGTCAATCTGTGCCTTTTTCTTCGGTTTTTGGGTATTGATACCGCTTTTCTTGTTACCGAAGCGACCAAAAGCTGAACCTAAGATTCCAAAAATCTTTATCGCACTCGCCGTGAATCGTTACATTAAGAAGGAATTGAAAGGAATCAAATACCCATCCGACATCCTCTGAAAAAGACAAAGAAATCCCCCTCACCATGACCGACCAATGGTGAGGGGGATTTCTTATTCGGCAAGTGTCAGAGCAATGCCTTCTTCAAGAGAAATTTTTGGTTCATATACTTGCAACATTCGAGTTGGATCGCCTACGCGGTATTCAACGCCTATAGGCGCATCAAGATTGTTTTTGATAGGGGCAAGGTATTTTGCTTGCAACATGACCATTTCTGCCAACTCAATGAATGAGGTTGGGCGACCTGTGCAGATATTCATGACACTCACATCATTGATCACGGCTGCAAAAGTAGCGCCAACAACATCGTCAATGTGAACGAAATCGCGTACCTGGGTTCCTCTTCCCCACACTTCAAATGGGTCTGCCTTGCGCTTGGCGCGTGCAATAAAGGATGGGAATGGGTAATCAAGTGCTTGATCTGAACCGTATCCGCTAAATGGTCGCAATACAGTTACCTTCAGACCTTCAGCTCGTGCATATGAGGCAAGCATTTCACCTGACAACTTTGCCCAACCATAAGTGAAGTCAGGGGTGCGGATGTGTTCTAGGTTGATGTCAATTTCGCGCAATTTTTGTTGATATTGCACTCTTTGCAAGAAGATTGGGTAAGCCGCACTTGATGAGAAATAAACAATGTGCTTCGGGCGAGTTCTTAGCGCCCATTGGAACATGTCTGCATCTATGGCAAGGTCAGAGGCAACTGACAGAGGGTTCCCCTCAATAGTCATCCGCCCACCGACAATCGCCGCGAGATGAATCACGATGTCAAATTGTGTGTTGTCTGTGGCGAAGAAATGTCGAACCTCTTTGCCATTTACTAAGTCAATGCCTGTGATGTCGTGGCGTTGTTTTGCAAGCGCACGATGAAATGCACGCCCAACGAAGCCGGCATCGCCTGTGATAAGAATTTTCATTACTGCCCCCACTCGTACAAGTATTTATCATCACCTGATAGCGCCACAGATTTCTGTTGGTCAACGGTGAAGAAAAACCTATCATTCTCATCTAAAGCTGCGCCAATATGACTTACCTGGTTGACAGGTTCAAGCAGATATGGCTTACGAAGGGATTTACCTTCAACATCTGTATCGTAGAACTCGTCATGAACAAAGCATGAGAATTGGATGCGTGGATATATGAGATTTCTCAGGAAGTCTTGGTCTTGGGTGTAGTAGTCCGAAATCTCAACAGACTCAATCAGGATGCGGATGTCTTTGAACAAGGCAGATCGAACTGTGAACATACCTGCATTGATGGGGTAGTTATGACCAATAGGATGATCCTTCATGATGTGGGCATCAAGACCTGACTCAATGAATTCCTCGTGGGCGTTAAGTTCACGCAAAGACAGTCGAGCATCGGTATCGCGGAAGGCAACAAAGTCATAATCTAGTTCACAAGCTAGAAAGCGCCACAACTTGGCGGTGTGATCTTCAGGTGCATCTGTTTGAATAATTCGCACATTGGGAAACAGGCGAAGGGTTGAGATTACCCAGGAAGGCACCGATTGCCCAACAAAGAAGATGAGGTCATATTCCTCATCCAAAATCTCTTGAGCAATGATCGCGTTCTTGATTGCCCCGACACAGTATCGAAGGTCTGACCCATACAAAGAAAAGGATATTGCCTGTTTCATTTGCGAAGTTTCTTCAGTAAAACCTCATATGCTTCTGATTCAATGTAGTTTTTGTAAGCAAGAGCATCGGCAGAATAAACTTCCTGTGCATTGACCTCACGATAGCCCTCATCCCACTCAGCTTTTCCTGCAATGGGGTGCATATGCTCAACAATGACATCTTCAAGGTAGGTCAAAGCGCCTAAATCTTCTCCCAATTTCTTCCAAAAGTTGTCTAGGTAAAGATGCTTCATATTCGGTGGCACCATGCCATCAAGTGCGCCAACAATGTCTGATGTCATTGAGACCATCGTTGGAAGGCGCTTGCCTTGAAGTAGGTCATTGCCGTAGGCAAGTGACGGTGCCTGTTGCAATGCCGCAATTAAGAGTGCATCCCAATCGGCGGTGCGTGGGCGGTGGTCATCGCCAACGAAGGTGAAATACTTGTATTTATCTTGATACTTGCGTGCCACATAATTGAGTGGCTTTGCCATGCCTCGTGAATCATTGTTGCAGGTGATCACATAATCATCGCCTAATTCAAAGACATATTCATCTGCCTTTGGGTCGTCATAGTCCACAATAAAGAGCAATCGTGAGGCAGATGACAGGTCATCGTGACAGGCTAAGAGTTCAACGGCATTGTGTGGTCGCCCACGAGTTGGAACAAGTGTGATCATTTCCATCGTGATTCAATCTCCCCTGCAATCGCGGCATATGCTGCCAAATCTGTAAATGAATCCTCGTGGTCAGGTGTCTCAATCAAGCGAGCTATTTTCACAAGACATAAACACAAAGCGACCTGTGAAGGTGTTATCTCAGTTTCAAGATACACGCTCCACAGGTCGGCGATGCGTTTGTGATTTACATACGGTGATCCATAGTTTTTTTGACGATCAGTATGTGTGAGGCGTTTTGCCTCATCTAAAATTTCCCCCCGGTTCATTTTTTACTTGCTTCCTCTGCCAAAATCTGTTGACTTGGAATCAAGCGCCTTCAAGACAGGCCCAGCAATTGCTGCCAATCCTGCTACAAGGTAATTCTTCACAGGCTGATTTGGGTCTGCAAGATATAGAGCTGCAACGGCTGCTGCTGCTGCACGAAGATATGTCTTTGCAATTGCTTCAAGTTTTACTTTGTCAAACATCATTACTCCTTAAATGTAGGCTTGCCGAATCCAACGATGAACACGGGCAAGGATGGCTTGAGTTTTCCACGATTCTTCTTCTTATAGGCGCGAACCTTACGGCAAACTTGACCGCCATTGCGCTGATCGCCCTTTTTATCAGGTGCCGTGTTGCCCTCGATTGTCACGACAGTTCCATCATCTCGAACCTGCAAGACGATGCCAACATGAGAAATGCGGTTGATATTATCTCCTGGGAAATCAAAGAACACGATGTCACCTGGCAGGGGCGTGGCAACCTCGGCATCTTCCCACTTGCCCTTTGCTTGGAAGGCTTCTGCCCCTGACGGGGTGAATGTGCAGTTGGGGATTGAGGTCACTTTTGCTTTTTTAGCGCAAAAGTTGACGAAGGCTCCGCACCACGGTTGGTTTGCCTTTTGATAATGTGTTTGATTTTCGGCAGGGCCTTCAATAAAACCTTCTTCGCCTCGTGCCACATCAAGAAACTTAATGAGTTGAGCTGACATATTTACCCCTTAGTTATTGCGAGAAAGAAGGATGCGATAGATTTCTTCAACTTGTCGTTCTAAGCGCTCAACTGAATCTTTCATACTTGATCCGCCATTGGGTTTCAATTCATTCAGGTAATGCTTGACAAGCCATCGAGTCACGGCAAGGAATGCTCCACCGATTGTCAGAAGAGAAACTGCTAATGCTGCCCAATCTTGAACTGTCATTTGCCAATAGCCATCACTTGCATCGTCACGGTTCCTGAGCTGGTAATTGCCCATATGCCGTTTGCTTTGTTTTCTATCGTGATCTTGTCGCCGTTATCCATCTTGTATCCGGTGCTTGAGGTTACATCTGAATTGCCCACGAAGCAGGTGCCGCTTGAACTGTGCAGATAGACCATCTCTGCTTCTGCGGTTGCATCAACAAGTGCTGTTGGCGATGTCGTGACGGTGACTTGACGGGTGGAAATGCCCATTGTGGCTCCTATTTAAGCAAATTGACTAGTGATCTAGTTCTACCTTGTGCGAGTTGTGTATAAATCTGAGTGGTTGCAACGCTCGTATGTCGCATCAACTCTTTTACTGCAATCAAATCTCCCCCTGATTTTTCAAGCATTGTTGTGGCAAAATAATGCCGCAATGAGTGAAAATGTTTAGCATCCTCGCCTAAAATACGGCGCATTTCATTTGCTGCTCTGCTTGAAAGTTTATTGGGGGTGACTTGCCACAATCTGCCAAGCGTATTGTAGGACTTAATTACATCTGAAACTATCGGTGAAATTGGAATAATTAAGTCAGTTCCACCTTTGCCCTGCACTCGTAAAGAGTACCCATCTTCGTGTTCAATCAAATCTGAACCTCGAATGTTGGCAACTTCCATTGCCCGAAGTCCTGCGGTGCCACCCAAAATGAACCAATCGTGCATCAGTTTGTTCTTGGCATCTGCGAGCAACTTTTGATATTCTCCCTTTGTCACAGGCTTTGGAACGCCTCTGCCTGGTTTGACTTGAGGCAGGGCTTCGGCAGGGTTATTGCCATTGACTAGGTTCATCTTGTTCAAGGATTTATAGATTGAGCGCAATCGGGCAACATAGGTTGCCTTTGTGGATTGCTTCGTAGCTTGAAGAATGACACGCTCAAGATCGGCATAAGTGGCCACCGCAGGGTGGACACCCAATCGTCTGATTATCTGCATATCCTGCTTGAATAACTGCTCTGAATATCCACTTGTCCGATATCTATTGTGAAGCTGCTCTGCGATCTGCTCTAGCGGTATGAGTTCCATACGCTAGATGATAGCACCTAAACCGTCAGGTTCGGTGTGGATTGTTCCGCTTGCTGCGCTTCATAGTGGGCTTTAGTCATTGAAGTAAATGACCCATCTGCGTGAGCAATTAAAGCGTGTTTGGTGACCTCATTAGTAAATGGGTCTGTTATTTCTAGAAAGGTTACATTATCCATTTTTATAACTCCGCACTAAAGCCTATGTAGGATGCAGCGTCGTTGTTTCCTCTAATCCACCCAACTCGACCAGATGTTAAACCGCTTGCAGTCAATGTTATGTCTGTTTGTAATGGTGTTGCATTTCCTGAAGCCAAAGAGGTAATGGCAGTTTGACCACCAGCAACATCTAATAACTGAATTGAACCACCATAATCTAAAGAGGTAGGCGCAATTCTCATTCTAACTGGAAAATTCACTAAGAAATTACCATTACTGCTACTATAAGTCCATCCTAAATTAGTAAGTGGTGCATAAGCCGCAGTCGCTACATTTCTCCAGTAGTACCTCTGGCAAGCGGCTAATTCTCCTTGGATTGTTGCTGCATAGGTTCTAAAAGGTAATGCAACGCTTCCAATGTCAATCTGTATTCCTGTTATGTCATAGTAATCATTAGCACCAGCGGTTCCTGTTGGAGTAAAACCAAATAGGAAACCCAATTCTGTAGCAGTTGCACCAACTGAACCTGTGTAGGTAAAACGTTGCCAAGTAGTTGTGAGTGTTGCTGTTTGATTTACAACATCGGCTGAACCTGTATAACCAGCCGTTATGAGGTTTTGGTCTGTGCCAGTACCGCTACGCAAAACAACAGCCAAAGCATTAGAAGTTGCAGAATAGTTTGCACCTGCGCGAGCATAAAAAGAAAATGTGACTGTTTTACCAGCAAAAGGAACAGAGTTAATTGACTCAAAACTTTGAACTAAATAAAGCGCGCCTGTTCCTGTTTGTCCAGAATTGCGTTGATAACGCAAGCCATACTGGATAAATGGCAAGTTTGTTGTATCGCTAGTTGTTTGGCGTGAAACTGTGCAAGCCTGATTTGCACCTGTTCCTGTTTGGTATCTGTCTGCTACGAAGCCAGATGTGTATCCAGTTGATGCTGCTAGTGCGATTGAAGTGCCACGCTGCCAAACCTGCATTGCTGAGTTCAAAACTGGATTGGCTTGGACTGTTCCAGCCGTATAACGCAAGCCTGTTGAGGTGGAACTATCTGCTACGAGAGTTTCCCCATGTGGTCCTGCTGCGTGATTGTCGAAAGTCGCCGATCCTGTTCCATCTATTAAATCACCTTTGGCTGTGATCTCTGTTGCCATTGAGTTTGTGATTGTGACTGTTCCTGAAGTGCCACCACCTGAAATTCCTGTTCCAGCAGTTACACCTTCGATGTCTCCTGATGCCGGGGTTGCAAATTGGAAGAAGATGGCTGCGCTCGCACTTGTGAAGCGAAGAACGCCTCCTTGATTCTGCGCCAGAGCAAGTGATCCTGAAGTTGAAACAGTTGCCGTTCCTGCCGTAATCGTGCAAACGCCTGCGCCTAAATTGATGATTGTGACAATGTCGCCAGCAGCAAACAATCCGGTGTTTGCGGTGATTGTTGTTGATCCTGCATTGCTCATTGTGATTGCATCACCGGCATCAGCTGCAACAAGCACATAAGAAGCAGTCTTTGCGTTTGCAGCTCCGCCTAACATCGCAGTTTGTTGCAGCGCTGTCATTTGCGCTGCGGTCAAAACTTGACCGGTTGTGAATGTCTGTTTTGCCATTGTTGCTCCTTAATCAATAGGAAAGCACAGAGTTTGCGCCATCCAACATGCCTTGTGTTGTTGAATCTAAAATGAATGCCTGAATTATAGGCTCAGCCGTGAAAAATTTTGTTCCCCAAGTGTTGGTCGTAATGTCATGCTGAACGCCCTGCACGAATAGCTCAAGGGTGACACTTCCTGCCCCTGGCGTTGACTTAGTAATGTCAACCAAGTCAAAGATGTCTAGTTCCAATCCTGCCTGGATTCGAGCCGTCTCTGCATCATCTGCCAAATTCAGCCCAATGGAGTCAATGCGGAAAATGGCATCTTTGCGTGATTGAAGGATCATCGTTGCCTGGTCAAAAGACTCAGTATCGGTTTGAATGAGTAGTCCTTCACGCTTTCCTGAGTGTATGAAATAGGTCTCAATGCTACTTGTATCCTGAACAGTTTGAGCGATGCCACCCACACGATTGACCGTCACATCGTTAAAGATAAGAGTGTCATCATAGGCAAAGTCAATGGTTTGATATGAAATGCCTGTGCCATCATCTGCAAAATCTGTTGCCGTCTGATCTGCCTTTTGAGCCAAAGTATTTCGAGACAAGAATGTGGCATTGCCTTCAGGGTCAATATAGAACCCACCGAATTCGCTGTTTTCAATTGTCTGCAAGGCATTGAGCAGGTCGCGCTCGGTGCCTGGGTCTGCCTGAACTGTGCTGTCGCCTGTGTCAATCACGCGCTGAGAAAGTGGAAAGTCTGGAACATCAAGCAGGTTATTCATTCGCGCACCTGTTGTCTGCCCTGCCGAAGTTCCTGCAACTGTTGAAATTGAGATGTTAGAAAACAGACGGAATGCATCCACGCATTGCAAGGTCACGCTTGAGACTGACTCAACACCGACTTGAAAGTTTGTGTCATAGCTCGTGATGTAGCCTGAATAAAGGTAATAGCGTACTGAATTGTAATCTGCCCATATGCGGATTTTGCGAAGAGGTAGAAGTTTGCCGTAATAGGGAGATGAAGTGTTTGTTGGCACCCAATCGCCGTTTGTATCTTCAAGGACAATCGTTGCACTTCCTGCTTCAAATTTGTTGAGGATTCTGTTTCTGCCTCTGCGAATTGAAGCGCGAAGGGTGATGTCAGAAACATCAACAACATCTGACGGGCTATCTGCCAGGATGCCCACGCCAAGCGGCGTTGAAGCATCTCCAAGAATGAGTGGGTTGCCGAAGGCAGGGCCGTTGGCAAAGTCAACTGCAACGCCAAGTGTAGGCATAGACATTAGATTGTCACCGCAGATTTCAGAATTACTTGACCATTATTCTGTCCTTGAAGCAAACCGTTTCGAACAGTTGTAACCAAGTCGTTCTCGGTTGTCACACTTCCCTGGACAGTTACATTCACAACAACATCCCTATCGCGTGATCCAACTGCACCTGATGAGAATAAAGTTCCACCTTCTGCCATTCTGAATGAGCCGGCATCAAATGGTTGAGTGACAACTCCTTGAGATATAAGAGAGTTTTTTGCAACACTATCTTCTAAGGTTTGAAATACAGGTGCAACATTGTCTATAAGTTTCAGGAATTCTTTGCCATTTTCACCTATAACTGAAACACTATCTCTTCCCACAGGAATATCTGGTATTAAATTCGGCCCTGGCCCTGGCCCTGGCCCCGGCCCTGGCGTTGGCATTGTTGGCATTGTTGGTGCAAGTTTGACACCTAACGCTGCATTGTAGGCATTCAAAGCTGCAAGTGCATCACGCCAAGACTTTGCTGCCTGATTGCCAGGTGTCGGCCATAAATCTGATGGAACTACACCATCAGCAATTTTCTTTGCATAATCTGAAACTTCTTTGCTAGTGAGTTTCCACTTGTCCATCAAAGCGTTGACTTCGCTCTGATCTAGTTTTCCATCATTGATGTATTTGAAGAAATCAAGGTACATCTCTGCTTGTTGCTTGGTGATTCCCCATTGCTTTGCAAGCAAGTCAATTTCTTCTGTGGAAAGTTTTGCATCATTGACTGCAAATATCGCTGTCGTGTAAGCGACAACGGCTTCTTTGCTAATATTCCACTTGAGGGATAAAAGAATGACCTCTTCAGGTGAAATCGTCTGATCGGCAACGACTGCAAGCAAATCAACATATCGCTGAACTGCTTGATTTGCCATCATTTGTGCATTCATGTTTTCAATGATTGCTGCAAGTCTGCGTTGCTCTTCTAGGTTGTTTTGCTTGAGAAGATTTAGGCGTGCTGCTTCAAGTTGAATTGGGTCGGTATCTGAAACATTTCTGATGCCAAATTTGTCAAGACCTGCTTTTTTGATTGCAGCTCTAACTTCAGCGGCTTTCTTTTCAGCAGCGGTAAGTTCTTTGGTGTCTGTTTTTGTCTTTACAATTACTTTTCTGTTCTTTTCATTAGTTGCTGCAACTTGCTCTGCAACTCTTGCTAGATCACCCAAGTGTGAATTATATTGAACAGTAGATTCTGAACCTGCATCGGTTGCATCTGTCAATTTATTGATTGCAACATATGCCGCACCTGCTGCGATAACGAAACCGCCAATGGCCGCTGCTGCTGCAATTGCCGAAGCACCGCCTGTGGCAAAAGCGGTTGCGGTGCCGGCGGCGGTTGCTGCTGCTGCTTGCTTGATAAAAGCTGATCGTAAAAGACCAATGGCTGTGACAATGCCATAAATGCCTGTTGCTAACTTTGCGCCGATAAAGATTGCGGCAAATGCTTTGACTGCCCCTAAATTCTCAGAAATTACTTTGAAGAATCCTGCCAACAATTTGCCAACTGTGATAAGAGTGGTGCCAACATCTTGCAAACCTGCTGCGAGTTCATCCTTATTTGTATTGACCCATTGCTCAAGGGCAGGAAGAACATCTGCAACAATATATTTTGCAAATTCTTGAACTACCGGAAGAAGGGCATATCCTAAAGTTTCAAGGATTTCGCCATAGGCAATTTGTAGTTGCCTCAAGCGACCTTCAAGAGTATCTGCTGCGGTAATTGCAGCACCACCATATGCTTTTGTTAAAGCATCAACTGCGCCTTTGAAATCTTTATTTTTGACAATTGTTTTGTCAATGCTCACGCCAAGTTTTGTGAGTGCGCCAATGTTGCCATTGTATGCCTTTGCAATTGCTAAGGAAACAGTCTGCAAATCTTTTTGAGTACCTGCTGCGGTATCAAGAGCAACATTTTGAAGAGCCTGTGCCTGTGTCAAATCCCCTGTTGCGGTGGTGAGGGTAATAAGACTCTGACGAAGTTCTGTGTCAGATACGGCCACCAACATTTGTTGCTTAGAAATATATTCTTCAGTCGCTTTTATTGCGGCATCTGTTGCACCTGTGGTGTTGCGCAAAGCATTGGCAAGGATTGCCTGTGACTTCTGATCCTCAATTGCACCCTTGACGGCATCAACACCTGTTTTGACTGCAAATGCACCCACGGCAACTGTTGCAACTGCAAATGCTTTGCCGATTTTCTTTCCTGCATTGATGAAATTTTTCTCAAGACTTTTGAGGTCTTTGACGGCTTGCTTGGAACCTTTGTCATTATAGACGGTGATAATCCGCTCAACAATTGCCACGATTTACACCTCTCTTTGACTGATTGCGGCATCAACGCGTGCCTGTGCTTTTGCAGAGGCTTGTTCAACTGCCTCACGAATTCCTTGCAATGCTTTGTATCTTTTGTTCTCAACTGCGCGAATGAGTGCGCGACCTTTATCTTTACCTTCACCGCGAGCAGTTGGCAATGCGCCATGCTCTCTTTGAATCACACCAATAAAGTGTTGTGAAGCCTGTGGATTGCGTGAACGGCTTGTTCGACTTCGTGATCGAGATGCTGCACTTCCTCGACCTGCCGTTTCAAAGATTGCACCACCTGGGTCACGCTGAATGACTCCGTAAGTATTGCGAAAACCGCTTCCGTCTTTTTTGGTAGTTGCGGCAGTTTGCTTGATTCCTGCCTTAGCTCGTTCGGCATCGTAGGCAATGAATCCACGAGTTTGATCTTGGGCTAATGGGCCGACTCCATTGAATCTTTTGAATCCGCCTTTTTGCCATCCTGAAGGGTGGATTTGATCATTGCTTGGAAGATAACCTTTTGCCTCAAGAACAATCGGTGCAAGAATGCCACGAATTTCTTTATTCAATTCTCTTTTGAGGTCAGGCGCGAAGCGTTCAAGGGCGATGATGTTTTCGGTCAAACCTTGCATCACAATTGTGTAATTGATTTCCGCCATTACTTGCTTCGCGCCTTCGCTCGTTCTTTCATGTATATGACTATTGCTTCAAGTATGCCATCGGGAGCATCAAGCAAATCATTTGGAGATATGCCTGTCTCCACAGAAACCGCTGCTATTGAATAGGTCAGGCTGTCTCTGTGGATTCGGAATTTGGGTCTGTGTCCAAAGATACAGCTTCAAGTGTATCCAAGAAATCAGGCCCAAAGGGTTTCACAACTTTACCGTTTGCTCTAAGCGCGAGCCAACCCAAATAGTAGATATGCTCTAGCTTTTGTTCTTCCCCAATTAACTTTGCAAGTCCTTTTCCATACTTTTGTTCAAAGTCAACGATGATTCTTGGTCGTAATGAATATGTACCATCTGTTCCATCGTTTGTTTTTACTCTTATGAATAATCCATCCATTTTGCTTCCCCCTTAGTTTTTTATGTTGTTGTCTTTGAAATTGCGCCGCTGATAGGCCAGGACACACTTGCCGTTGCTAACTCCCCAACAGCACCGTTCAACGGAGTCCATTCTGCTACAACCGCAGAAAAACTGTATTGCGGATTGATGGCAGTTGTTGTTGCGTTGGCAGGTTTGACTGCAATTGTAACTGCTGTTCCAAGCGTTGGATAGATTGTTTGCTCCACGCTAGAAGTTGCATAATCCTGATGAAATTCAAGAGTGACTGAGTTATCGGCAAGACCTGCAACACGAGTCTTTGCAGTTTGTCCGAACGCTGTGGTCTCAACGATGTCAAAAGTTGAACTCAATGAGACTGAACTAATGTGATCGCTCAAGTCGGTTGATCCGAAAAGAACATAGCAATTATTCAGAACGATTCTAGCCATTATGCAACCGCCTTAGTGATTGCGCCTGTTACGGGCCAGGAAACACTTGCTGTGGCTAGTTCGCCAACGGCTCCGTTAAGTGGAGTCCATTCGGCAATGACTGCCTGGCAGGTGTATGAAGGATTGAATGCGCTTGTTGTTCCGCCATTTGGCTTCACAATTACTGCTGCGACTTGTCCAAGTAATGGATAGATTGTTTGCTCAACTTCGCCTGTTGCGTAATCCTGATGAAATTCAAGAGTGATTGAATTGTCTGCAAGACCTGCCACGCGAGTCTTTGTTGGTGATGATGAAAATGCTGTTGTTTCTACGACATCAAATGTTGATGAGAGCGAGACTGAGCTGACTAGGTCGCTCAAATCTACTCCACCAACAGAGATGAAGGCGTTTGTAAGAACGATGCGTGCCATTAGTTGGTCACTCCTTCTGTTGCTGGTTTGATGGATGGTGATACTGCATTGCTTGCCTTGATGTGGTTTGCAGAAATGAGTGCTTGTGCGCTTACTCCTGCATCAACAAGTTCTTTGTCGGTGATTGAATCACCTTTCTTCTTGCCACAGACCTCTCGATCTGAGATGACGATGTATGCCATTTGTTCTCCTTATCCCCAAATCGTGATTCTGTAACGATAGGAAAGAAATGTGACTCCTTGTGAATCATAAGTACCTGCTTCGGCACCTGTGACTCGCAAGGTATTTACTGTTCCCCCAAGAGTGCGATCACCTTCAATTGCTGTTTTGATAGAACTTGCGCCTGAACCTGCAAGGTATGCATCAAGTTTGTCTTGTCCAGCACGCTCTGAAAAGCGTTGCACAATCACAAGGACATCAACTTGCGCTTGGTCAAGACCGCGAGCATTGTCAATGTCGAATGTGAAATCTAATTGCCCTACTACCGCACAAGGCGGAACTACTGTGTCAGGAATCAAATCATAGGCTCGTAAGCCTGTAATTGTTTGTAGTCTTGTTTTCAAACCATCTCGAACTTGACTTGGGTTCATTACTTAGCCAACCCATTGTTTTTGCGTAAAGGTCGAAGCAAAGCCTCAACATCAGGATCAAGGCGTGAAGTAAGTCTGACAGTTCCAAGTTCAGGTGTTCCTGCAATACCAAATGGTGATTGTCTGCGAACAAAGATGCGTGAAGATTGAATCAAGCAAGC